CTACATTCTTAATCCAATCAAGTAAAGCTCCTTGATAGGTTAGTGGCAATTCTTCGGCAGCAACGACTTCCATCCAATCGGAATAACAATTGGGATACTGCTTATCTTGGTCCCAATCGTCACCATAACGTGTAATGGTGTTGGTTGTCGTGAAGCCTCTGGCAAGGTCCAAGACCCTGGTTACTAAGAACCCAATTACAGGCGTGTTCGCATCGGTGTATGAGAAAGATAGACTCTTCTCAAATAGCTTCTGCACCGGCGGGATATTGCAATTGGTTACCAGATGAAACTTTTCCATTTGTCTTCGCAGTGAGCACATACTGACGGGATCACCATTCCAGACATCAGGGCCGTATACTCTAGCCAGGAAGTTGACACCCATGTCCCCGCGTTTGAATCGGGGGCACTTCAGGATGAAACCAACATCTCTAGCAGCACGGACCAATGTCTTGTCAGTCATGTCTCCAATAATACCATCGTCTCCTCCAGCAAGTACTTTTGTCTCAAGGTATTCCCAAGATTGGTCAAAATTTCCAGTCTTGAGATAGGAAGCCAAAAAGCAAATGAACAAGTTAATAATGGTGTTCCAGACAGATGTTCCCATCTCCCCAGATCCACGACTAAATTCTTGTTCATATTTCATGCCATGTGTGGTTATTCCTTTATTACCATAAGCCAATGCATGCACCCTAAGGAAATCATCGACGTATTCTGGTGCAAAGTATCTAACACCTACAGCTCGTTCAAGCTGACGACACATCTCATTTACATACCCATCCATGCGGGATATATCAGGGCAATCCACCACTTTGGATTCACTGCAAATAGATGCGACGCGTTCCGCGACCTCTTTTGGCGGTTTTCCAAAGGCATAGAACTTAAAAGGTTTCATGTGATCCATCAAACTGTACATGTAACCAGCGTAGTCTATTTTCATCTTTGGATTAAACGTAGTAATGTTGCGTGGGTCGGTGGCCTTGCCATATGCCTCGCGCTTCATAAACGTTTTCACAAACCGAACAACATGACACCAGAAACCAGCCTCCAGCAGATCCTTCTTCTGCCCAGGTTTGGTTTGGCGTGCAGCAATCTCATCGAAGTCGTATGGTGTTCCAACACGTGGATTTGGAACAAGCCGC